GGACGAATAAAGAGAAGACCGTTCAAAAAACAGGATGTTCCGCAGGGCAAAGGGGGCGATTCCAATGGGGAGTGATGTTCGCCATGTCCGGGGTGAAGCACAGAAGGAACTTGTAAAAAAGTTTGAAGTGTTTTCGAGCAATGGACGGTCACGCTGGCAGGTCTGGAGCGATTGGATCACCATGAGTGCTATTGCGGTGTCCAATGCGACAGATCAGAGCCACTTTGACGAACGCGAGAAGCAGTACTTATCAATCGCAGGAAAATACACGCGGCCGGAAATGGAAGCGTTTACGGAAATGCTGGCCTTGTTGGTCGTGGCACTAGAGGACAACCCGGAACAGGACTTCCTTGGCGAGTTGTATATGTGCTTGGGGCTTGGAAACGACCATTCGGGACAATTCTTTACGCCATATCACATTTGCGAGGTCATGTCCGCTGTGACAACCCCGACAGAAGAATTCCAGCAGAAAATCGGAGATAGGGGATGGGTTGCGGTCTGTGATCCGACCTGCGGCGCTGGGGCCTTGCTGGTGGCGTTCGCAAACGAATGCAGAAAGAAAGGCATCAATTATCAGACGAATGTGCTGTTTGTGGCGCAGGACATTGACTACATCGTGGGCATGATGTGCTATCTGCAAATGAGTCTGCTTGGAATGCCGGGGTATGTCGTCATCGGTGATACGCTTGCAAGCCCGTCTGTGTCTTATGACAAAAGGGGGCTGCTTCCAGTTGACAAAGGGAACGTCTGGTATACGCCGATGCTCAGGATCCCGGTTTGGCAATATCGAATCTTTATGGCGCAGATGGAACTGGTCACTCAACCGATAAGGAAAGAGCGTGTTGCAGATGCGCCAAAATCCGAACCACAAAAATCCCCTGAAGCCCCTAGAAAACTTGAGAAACCAAAGAACACGGAAAAGCCAAAAGCCGCTAAAAAGCCGCAAAGAGCGCCGGAACAGGAACCGGTGTTCTCCGAGGGCAAGGGTGGGCAACTTAGCTTTTTCTGATAGGAGGACAATATGGATTCCACCACACACACCACAACCACAGTTGAGTTCGTCGATTGGCGAGCTAAAGCAAAAGCAAAGCTGGAAGCTGAGGACAAGCTGTTCAAGGGCGGTCGTGCCGCAAAGAGCGTGCAGAGTTATGTTCTGCGGACACTGCTTGGCTTTGTAGACCAGGAGCCGCGGTTCGCAGAGGTCGTCTGCAACACGCAGCGCACGTTCTCCGAATGTTGCGCCGCTGTTGTCAACAACGCAGGCGAAGTTCTGTCCGACCTCGAAACCTACCGCCGCGCCGTGCAGTTTTACTTTCCGAATGCCGAGGTTTCGTTCAGCATGAACATCAAACTGACTGGCGCACCGCCTACGGAAGCTGAGATGCAGGCTCCGGCCACCGTTAAACCGGAAGAGGCATCCCCCAATGTTCCGAAGCAGGCGGCACCAGTTCACACAACCAAGCCTGCGTCCAAAGCAGAAAAGAAAACGGATGCGAAAAAGCCGGCAAAAAAGAAGAAGGAAACGCCTGCGGAAGACGATATGCAGCTTTCCTTGGATGGGTGGCTCTGATGATTTTAGGATTCAAAGGATTCAAGCCGGGGCTGATTGCTACGCTCGGCGATGGCAGCTATCAGTACCAGCCGGGCGAAGTGAGCAAGACCGAAAAGGCAAAATGCGCCAATACGGGCTTCCATTACTGTCTGGATCCGCTGGACTGCCTTAACTGGTATGCTTGGGACGGGAAAAACGAGTTCTGGGCTATCGCAGCTGGCGGTGATATCGATGAGGATGACTACCGGACGCGGAGTAGCTGTACCGAAATTGTACCGCTTCGCAGGCTGAAAGAAGACGAGTTCCTTCTTATGCACGCCAATTATGCGTTTGAGCATCCGGCAGAAAAATTCGAAGATTGCTTCAAGAGACCGTTCCACATCGCGTATGGTCAGGGCAAGGAACTGGCTGGTGCACGTGGCGAGTGGCTCTGCTTCATCGTCCGGGGAGAAAACGAATTTGCTTGCATTGTTCAACAGATCGATGGAGTGAAAGTTTTGCAGGGGAAAAAGTATACGGCAAAAAGTTTGGAGGCGGTGCTGAATGAAAAAAGCTGAAGAATTGGTGTTGTACACGCCGAAACCGGTGCGGCCAAATCTGGATGCCCGTCTATGCGTGTCGGTTGCTGAAGGGAAAGGCCAAGGGCGGTACATCAAGGGCAAAACCCTGACGGTAGCAGTCTGGGATAAGTGCAAGAATCCCGTGGTCACATGGCGGTTCTGCGGTGATTACTGGATTGGCGAATTGCGCAAGAAACCTGAAAATAACTTCAAGAAAGACTTTAGCCCGAAAGGAATCTGGGAAAAGGCGGGTAAAGTCCTCTTCTGGGCAGATGTTTCAGCAACGAGCGAAGATTCCAAACGCCTGCATGACTATTTCAACGACTACCGGGAAAATCTGATGGCTGTTGTGGATGGCGCACTTACGGCGCGTGCACGCAAGCGGCTGGACAAGCGAAACGCCCAGCAGGCCGAGGAAACTGAAAAGTGGTTCAAAAAAGTGCCGGAACCTGCCGAAGGTGACCTGAAAAAACAGATTTTGACCGAGTGCTACGATGCGGTGTATCTCTGGGCAACCAACACAAAGAAACTCGTTGTGACGCCCGGCGGCGTTGGCAAGTACATTCCCGCTCAGCAGATCCGGTGTGACAGCTGCGGAGGTGAATACACCCTCACGGATAGGAAACTCAAACATAAGAGTTCCGAAATCTGCAAGTGCTGCGGAAAGAAGATGAATGTGCGCTGCACGCAGTATTCCTCCAAGCGCCTGTGTGCAAAGCGTACTTTCGTCTGGAGCAAAAAGCAGGGCACCGGAGTCTGGCTCCGAAAATATGCAGTGTACTTTGGTTTCGCCAACCACAAAGCAAAAATGAATATTTACGCCGAGGGAATCTGGTGGACTGACGGAAAAGAAATTCTGCGCTGGGAAAAACGGTGGCAGAACCATTATACGGAACAAAAGTACGTTATGTGCCAGAACTCAAGATTGAGCGCGGCTCTGCTTGCGCCCGGCGGCTATATGCAGCCTACGATTATTGCTGACTACGGGGAGAAGGTGGAGCGTGACCTGCATGGCGTAATGCACACCGAATGGCTGCGGGAGCTGGATAAAGACCTCAACTTTTATTGGGAAATCATTTTCTGGGAAGCTACACTGAAATATCCGATGGCTGAAAGCCTGATGAAGACAGGCTGGCTTGATGCTATGACCGATATTCTGGACGGAACAAAGACGGCTGGATGCATCAAGCTGAGCTCCAAAACCTATTACGGGGTGTTTGGCGGCTTGAACCGTCAAGAACTGAATGCCGTAGTTGCTCAAGGACAGAAAAAGTCATTCGAGCGCGTAAAGTGGGCGGCGACATGGAAAAAGGCGGGACTGCCCATTGATTGCACGCATCTTGCCATGACCGAACAGATTCAGGATGTCATGGGAATGTGCGATACCTTGCAGAAATACGGCATGACACGCAGTTTGAAGTACCTTCGCCAGCAGACTAGGCGCGTTACCGGGAAATACGATGGGCACATTGTTCTCAGAGTTGCACAGGATTGGTCGGACTACTTGGATATGGCCGAGAAATCGGGTATGAATATGCAGCTTGAAAGCGTAATGTTCCCGCTTGACCTGAAACGCCGGCATGATGATCTCGTGCTGGAGCGCAATAAACAGCACCGGATGGAAGCCATGAAGAAGGGAAGCGGAACAGCTGGAAAAGCAGTTCCATATCGAAAACATCTACAAGAAGATCCGCAAAATCTACGAGTACGATGGAGCGGAGTGCATTATCCGGGTGCCAGAGGGCGCAAAGGACATTTTGCAGGAGAGCAAGTTCCTTGACCACTGCATCCAGCGCGGGACCAGATACTTTGAGCGCATTTCTGTTCGGGAAAGCTACATTTTCTTTCTGCGAAAGAAGTCTGACCCCAATACGCCGTGGTACACCTTGGAGGTGGAGCCGGGCGGTACAGTTCGGCAGAAACGCAGCTATAACAACGACCAGTATGCAGATCTGGAAGATGCCAAGCCATTCATCGAGGAATGGCAGCAGGTGGTGCAGGGGCGCATGACAGCATCAGAAATTTCTTTTGCAAAGCAGTCCAAAGAAATCCGTGCACAGGAGTTTGCAGAGTTAAAGGAAAATGGAAACATTATTCGCACAGGCGCGAATGCCGGTAAGTTGCTGGTTGACGAGCTGATGCACGACCTGATGGAGGTGGAAAAGCGTGTTGGCTAAAATCGAACTTTCCCTTGCACCGTCTAAGGCAAAAGGACTCTCGGAAGATGAACGCTTAGAGTTGGGGCGGCTGCTCCTAAAAGCGGGATATCGAGTTGACATCGTGCGCCGTCGCCCAAACACCAACCCGGGCACCCAGTACGAATATTTCATGGTCTTGGACAAGGGGGATAGCAATGCCTGATACCCGCAAAGGACACAACCCCAGCGGTGCGCCGGACCCCACCCGGGCGCGTGCCGAAAATAACATCCAGAAGGACGAGAAACGGGTGCATGATCTTATTCACGTTCTGCGGTATGTGGCAGATGCCGCAGGGTTTGAGATTGCAGAGCGCATTGTCCTGATCGACAGCCAGTCAGGGAGGATCTATCGGTGAACAGAACAAAAAACGAATTAGCGGATTACGCATGGAATCCTGTGACAGGGTGTCTGAAAGACTGCCGATATTGCTACGCAAAAAAGAGCGCTTTACGCTTTGCCAGCGACTGGAGACGAAATCTTGCAGAACGGCCGAAGGTTCAGCAGGTCGGAGCAAACCTTTTTGAACTGGACGCTCCATGGGAAACCACGAATAACCGCTTTCTGAACAACCCAACCGGATTTATGCCCACGATACATAAGTATCGCATGGATTGGCCACAAAAGGTCAAGGTGGGCTCAACCATCATGGTATGCACGGACGGTGACTTGTTTGGCCCGTGGGTGCCGGAAGATTGGATTCTTCGGGTATTCGCTGCGGCCGAAATGGCACCACAGCACCAGTACATCTTCTTGACGCAGTACCCGGTGAGATATCAGAACCTTGCAAACCATGGGGTACTTCCACAGAAAGACAATTTCTGGTACGGCTCTACCGCAACGATTCTGTCAGACAGCGTGTGGGCGAATGAAAAGTATAACACATTCGTTGCCATAGAGCCGCTTCTCGGCCCGTTTAAGGGGGATGCAACAAAGACGTTCCGAAAGCTGAAATGGGCAGTTATTGGAGCGGAAACAGGCCAAAATGCCGGAAAGGTTATTCCAAAGGCTGGATGGATAAAGGATATTCTGACATCGGCAGATGCAGCTGGAACGCCGGTGTTCATGCGAAGCAGCATGGAAAACGTGGTTGGCGTTCAGGGTATGCGGCGAGAGAAGCCGCAGCCCCTCCTTCAGAGAATTCCATCTGATGTGCAGAAAAGTCGTTTGTGGGAGCACTGCACGGTCTGTGGCAAATACCAGCCCATGAAAGAAATGTACGCCCTGCTCCTGCGCAGAAAGCGTGGTGATAACCCGGAGCGGGTGGCTTATATGTGCCCTGAATGCTATGTGAAATTCAGCATGAAGCACTTTGAGAAAGGAGAAAAGGAAGATGAAGTTTGAGCGAAGCGAACTTGGAACGCTGTTTTCCAAGTTGCGCACGGCGGTGCCGGAGGTTCGGGCGGTGGGCACCAATGATGCGGGAATCTTGTTGAGCGGCTCCAACGCATACGCCACCAATTTGGAACTGAGTGTCCGTGCCGTGTTGTCTAAACCGGTTGAGCAGGATGTGGTGGTTCCACCTCGCGGAGTTGATTTCATCAGCGGTACGGTGGCTCCAGAAATCAGCATCGAGGCAGAGAAAGGCATCCTTACTGTGAAATCTGGCACAGCGAGGGCGCGTCTGAACACTACGCCGGCAGAGAATTACCCGGAACTTTCTGGTCCTGGTAATGACGCAAGACGATGCGTTGTAGGAGCCAGCGATTTAAGCTGGGCTATTTCCAAAGTTATCTATGCGGTAGCAAAGGATGAAAAACACCCTGCTCACCGCGGATTGTGCTTCTCGCGCAAAGGCGAGGATGTTCTGGAAATCTGTGCACTGGATGGTTATCGGATGGCAATTGCAAGAATCAACTGCACGGCTGATGGCGATTTTCGCTTTACGCTCCCTGCTGCAACTGCAAAAGCAGTTGATACGATATCGATGGACGGTAACGTGGAGATTATTCGCGATCGCAAAAAGGCCGTATTCAGCGACAACAACTTTGAGGTAAAGTCTCGCCTGATTGCGGAACCGTTTCTGGATTATAGCAAAATTGCAGCCCAAAAGAGCGAGGGAACCAGAATCGTGCTTGACAGAAAAGAATTGCTCGGCGTTCTGGGACGCGTCAAACTTGCTCGGTCTGCAGACGCAAAGGAAAAGAGCACCTTGGTAATGGATCTTGAACCCGGCGGCACAGGCAGAGCATCGATGCGTAGCACGATTGCACAGATGAATGAGGAGTTTTCCTTCAGCGGAAAACTGGAAGAGCACCTGCGAATCGGCTTTAATCTGGAATTTTTGAGCGAGGCTTTGAAGTCGATGGAAGGAGACGAGGTCAGCGCATGGGTGGTCGGCCCTCTGTCCCCCGTAAAGCTGATTGAGCCGCAGTATGAAGCGCTGGTGCTTCCTGTCAAGGTTAAGGGGGAAGCATGATGCAGGGTAGAACTTTTCGCGGGCAGTCCCCAGATGGCACTTGGCATGAAGGGTTCCTGATTCGCTCCCCGGGCGTGAAGAACAGCCGCCCGGGTGAGGGCTGGTATATCAACTCCGAGCAAGAGCCGGCATACGCCCATCTGGTCAAGCCATTTACAATCGGCATGAGCACTGGCGTAAAGGACATGGAAGGAACGATGGTCTTTGAGGGCGACATCATCAAAACCACCGGCTCCAACGAGCGGATTTTCTCTGTGGAGTTTGGTGAGTACATTGCCTATGGCGTGGGCCATATCGGGTTCTACGCAAAGATTGCCGGCAAGAACTCACGCGACTACAACCCGTGCTGTCTTCGGGCGTTGCTCTACATTGGAAAAGTGGTTGGAAACATGAGCGACACGCCATACCTGATGAAAGAAGCTGGAGAGGAGCAGAAAAAATGAAATGGACTGAAACAATTACCCCGAAACAGGCAGCTGAAGAGCTGGGAGCACCTTATCACGGCTGGATGAGGGAGATGGATCGGGCATGGATCAGCGAAGACCAGAAGTACAGCGTGATGTCTCGTTTGCTCCGCACGGAATGGGGCAAGGTCGAACACGTCACGATTACGGCGGCAGAGGGCGTTGGCCGGAGTGACGGCAGCGGGGATATCCCGTGGGCCGTCAAGATGGAAATTAAAAACGACCTGTTCGGCGAGAAGCGAGTTGCCGTCGAAGTGTTCCCAACGCAGGACCGGCTGGTGGACGTCTGCGACTGCTATCACCTCTGGGTGTTTGAGAAAGGTTTCCAGCTTCCGTTCGGCATCCACCCGCGCGATAAGAAAACGGTGACGGTCAATCGCGGCAGTACCAGAGTTCGGGCCATTGACGGCGCAGGACGCGAACACAGCATCCAAAGAGTTGCTGGAAGAGAATGGTGCGGCGGACGTTCCTAAACAGGCATATGCACAGGCTATGGCCGGATATATGATGAAAAATCTTCTGGGAGGGTGATGCAAAATGTGGCTTTGGATTGTGCTGGTGGTTCTGGCGGTGATGGCTGCACTTTTGATTTATGCGGCGTGCTGCATGGATGGTGATATAGACCGCCAGAGCGAAGCGCACCCGCCGAAACCAGAGAAAGGACGAGACGATGGCAAAGTATGAGATGCTTATCGCTGCATCCGGGAAACGTGGCTCTGCACTCCTGCCGTGCGTTGTTGTCGATGAAAAGGGCATTAAGCGTGCTGCTGTACGGGCTAAGGCGATGGCTAGAGCTTGCTACCCGGAGTATGAGAATTTCGATGTGGTGAAGATGAAGGTGATTCCTAATGAGTGAAAAAAGTTTGATAGGTGATGCTGATTATGCGCTTAAGAGTGCGGTTAGTCTGTATGTATGCAGCGGCAATGTTTTGACTGAGGGCACCAGCTTTTCAGTCAAACTCAATAACTGTGCACTTACTGTTTCGGTAAAGAATAAAGCATTGACCGCAGAGTTCAAGCCGGACAGGGAAGCTGCAGGAGATACGCCGTATGAACTGAATATGACGCTCTGTATGTATCAGGATGATGCCGATGTTGGCATGGAGGTGGAAATACGTGGCTGAATATATTGAACGTGAAGCATTGCTGAGGGAAATGCTCAACAGCGGGCGTGCGGCATATCTCGTCGTCATGGATGCTCCAGCGGTTAATCTGAAAAGCCTGCGGCCGACATGGCGTGACCCTGACAAAGACCCTCCGAAGGTCGAA